TCTGATTTTATTAAATTACTAATATCAATTTCATCAACAACTAATTTTGTTTTTAAAGAAGCATTAACTCTTTCCATAGTTTGTTTAAGTGCTTCTTGTTTATCAGCAAACCAACTCTGTCTTGGAGTTTGTAATGTACCATATTTTAACTTATCGCTTAAATTAGGATCTGGTACAGGATTTAATTTTGAATCATAACCAATTAAACTATCAAACCATACAGTTTCTATGTCTTTAGGTAAAGTGCTTGTAGCAGAATCTTGTGTTATCAAAGCATATTCTTTGTGAACATTGTTTTTAGTATCAACTGTATTCAATCTAAAACTAATAATTGTATCATTGCTTTGAATAAATGAATCGCAGTTTACAAGAGCAAATTTATTTTTGCCAAACACTGTAATGTATTTGTAACCTTGAGCTCTTGGATCTTTAATTAATTTTTCAACAGCACTAGCACTTAAAGTTCTTGTTTCTAATTCTGGTGTTGTTGTTTTGCTCTTGACCCAATAAAAATATCTATTGGACAATACACCAGCAACTTTGTCATAAACTTTTTTAGTTACAAAATCTGTTGCATTTACAACTGTTCCAGTAACGCCTAATGCATCTCCTTCACCAGATGCACTAATAGTGTTGTACTGCGTAGGAGTATAAGGTGATTCAATCCATTCATGCACATCAATACTAGCACCCACAAACAATTTGTTCCAATACGAATTATTAAAAATTATATTGCTTTGATATGGATAGTAGTATGTTGCTTTGCTGATGTTCCACCATAATTTTCCTACCTGTGTGTCATCCCAATGATTGGTTGTGTCAATAGTTCCTACTGCTGTAGAACTGTTGTAAACAGCCGGGTCATAATTTGTTTTGTATGAAATTTCAGATTCTGCTGGTCCAGGAATTTTTCCAAATATTGGATCAACATAATCTAATCTTGTTAATAATTTGTTTGTTGACTTGCTGTAAAGGAAAACTCCTTGTATTTTTGACAAGTCTGGTTGATCTATTCCTTCGCTACTTTCATGAATGCTATTCCAATTAAATTCAGTAGGTGCTTTTCTAAAGTCAACCAATGTTCCTATTTGTTTATTTTCTAATTGCAATTTAGGTAAGCCAACATAAACGTGATTGTTGTTAACCAATAAATTAGTTCCAAATTGTTCTAGTGTGTTGTTGACGTATGTGAATTTTTCACCATACAATAGTGTGTTTTCAAATTTTTGATACAGATGGATTGATCCTACGTCTGATTGTGTTTCAATAAATTTAGTCATTTCACCATCGAACACTGTTTGTCCATTGTCTACAAGTGTTGTTAATTGTTGATCACCTTTTAATGATGTCACTGCTAAAACATCTCCACTAAACGAAAGTGTATTTCCAAATTGCTCTGAAGTTTCTTTGCTTGGACTTATTAATGTTTGATTTAGTTCGTATTGTCCAGAATCATTGCTAACTTTTTTGTAAACATAAACTGATCCCATGTCTATTTCAGCAATATCTTTTAACGGACTTCCCACAGCAATCAATTCCCCATCTCCAGATATGCTTATATCTGCTCCAAAATTAATTATTGTAGCAGAATCATCTATAGGTGTTATTGTTTGTTTGTATGTGAAATGTCCACCGCTTTGTCTGTACACAACAACATTCTGACTGTCGTCACTGTACTTGTTAGTCAACACAAGATTAACTCCGTTTGTATCAACATCAAATGTATTTGCAAATTTAATTAAATTGTTTTGATCCAGTGTTGAATCACCTTGCAATTCAATACCGCTGTCATTTGGCACATATCCTAAGAAGTCAGTGTGCGTATCTTGTAATTCCCATAGACTTGGTTGCCAAGCATTTGCACTGATGTTTGTTTTTGCTTTGTACAACTGGTTGCCAAACACAACTAATTCGTCTTTTAAGTAATCAGTTTGATCATCAAACACTCCCATGTAATGCTGATCAACACCTAACCACCAATTTTTTGTAGTACTGTAATTTACAAAGTAAATTTTTCCTGGTAAGCCGGAAGTTCCATTACCTTCTGCACTAATAAATGCTGTGGTAACTCCTCCAAAATCACGCAGTTGAATTTTGCTTCCTAATCTTAAACCACTTTGAGTATCAGGCACAGTGTATGCTGAGTTGTATTCAAAAACACCCTTTGTGTTCTTTTTGTAAATTAAAAATGCACCTTGATTAGTGAAACCACTTTGAACACCTTCTCCAATTGGAATATTGTATATTTGTGTGTAATCTTTATTTTGACTGCCTGGTATATTAGCACTTTGACTAATACCTGGAACGTTTTCAAATTCGTCCCAAATCCAATATTCTATATCATTTACTGTGTAAAAGTCAGGATCACCTGATGCTGTAATAACCGTTGTGTTTTCGAAAACTAAAATGTCTCCATCTGTGTTTCCTGATTGTACTGTTTGTTCAATAGATCCTATAGTTCTGTTTACACCGCCACCTAATCTAGTAAGAGTTGATGATGCACTTGCATTAGAACCTAAACTAAATTGTTTATTGTTTGAGTTATTAAAATAAATTCTTATTTTTTCTAATGCTATAAATTGAACAAACGTTACATCTGCCTGTGCTTGAGTGATAGGATCATATATTTGGTGCACTCCTACTGTCGGAAAATAATAATTTGCATTGTTATCTGGTTGAGAATCTACATCAATGTAACCTTCCCATACATCTACTACTTCTTTAAGTCCGTTTGTGTCTGTACTACTAATATTTAAATCAGCAAAATTAAAAGCACCTGTATCGACATTGTTAAACCAAACACTTACATTGTTGGTTGAGGTGCTTGAATTTAATGTACTGTCGTGTGCAATATCGTATCCTGCTCTTACAAACCATTTTTTACTTAAAATAGGTTGAGGATTTGAATTAATCAGCCATGAATTTGTTCCTGCATCAATATAGTAATCTTGATAGTATGTTCCAATTCCAAATTGTGCTTTTACTAATGGTGCTTGAGGAGTTATTGGAGCAACAGGTTGTTCCATTGAACTGAAAAATCTATTAGTGTCTCTTACTTCATTTAAGACTTTTATATCTTGTATTACGACATTAGTTGTTACATCTGAACCAGCATTTGTTGTAACATTAGCACCTATGCTTACTTTCCACCAACCGCCAAGGTAATCATAGGCTTCTGAATTTACTCTTGTGTAATCTCCAATAGGCAATACATCTAAAGTTAAACTTCCGCTTTCAGCAAATACACCGCTCACATCTTTAAGATATATTAAAGATTTAGCGGCAACTTTTCTCACATACACCACAGTACCTTCTGCTGTTGCTGTGCTTAACACATTTCCTACAACAGGATCTGTTAATGTGTTTGATATTTCTAAAATTTCATCAACTTTTTCTTGAATAGAAATTTCAGCACCACCGAATATATTATTTTTAATTGTTGGAGATCCAACACCACTAAACGGTTGATTTGATGCTTTAGAATAGTTGTTTCTGTCAATTGGATATGCACTATTAAAATCAAGGTAATCTAATATTAATCTGTCACCTATTTTAGTTGCTGTGTACTGTTCTACAGATGCTCTTATTAAAATATGATCTGTTGTTTGGTTTAAAAATATACTGTCACCTATTAATAAATTTGTTGTTTGAAATCCTACGTTTTCTTTATAAAAAGCAGATGAATCAAAAGTTGAGAATAAATCTTGTGCTATTGCACCTTCTATTTGATTTGTTGCTCTCCAAAGTTGTTGTTTGTATTGAACTATATTTCCAACATTGTAATTGCTGTTTGTGTTGTACACTCCTTTGTACTCAGTTTTTAAATTACCGGCATTAGGAGCACCTATCACTACAAAATTTCCATCTGGAGAAATATCAACTGCTTTTCCAAAATTACTGCCTGAACCAAATAGATCGGTATTTGATAACAACGGATCAGTTGTTGGTGATTCTATTATTTGTGATAATGTTAATGTTCCGCTTTCAGAACCTCTGGTAAACACATAAATTTTTCCATCTTCATCTGTTGGCTGACTGACTAATACTGTTGAGTTTTGTTTGTTAGCAGATATAACTGTACCGAAACTTTCATCTCCTGATAGGCTTGTAGAACTTAATTCATTGTGTTTTTTAAACACAAATTTGTTGTTAACAATTTTCCATTTGCCATCATCTGATTCATCAACCCAAAATTTTTCATTGTCTTTAAGACCTTGATCAAATACTCTTGTGTTAATATCATTTATAGAACTTAATCTTGATTCAGTAAATCTTTTAATAAAACCTACAGCAGACGGTATTGAAGCAAATCCTTCTACGTCTTCACATTGAATAGAAGTTATTCCTACAAACGTGGATTTGAAAACATAATCTGTACCATTAGCATTTACAACAAAAATTTCACCAACTGCCAAGTCTGGATTATTCAATGTATTAACGGAAATAACACTTCCATCTTTTATTATTGATACAATTTTTTGATCTGTGTTACTGTATCTCAAGACACTCCAAGTACCTTTGTTGTCACCAATCCATACATATTGTCCTTCATCTAGTGTTGATACACTTGTTGAAGTCAACAAGTCATCATATTGTGCTAGTGTAAGCGAAATATCTATTGGGTTTACAGGTCCTGCAGTTTTGATATAAGTGTTTTTGTCATATTTTACAGGAAATGGTGTGTGTTGATAATTTTTAGGTGCTAGATAAGTTTGCCCTGATTGTATTCTGTAAACTAAATCTGTTGCTGTTGCTGGTTGATCATTTGTTAATAAAACAGGTTGTGGATTTAATCTTACCTGTGATTCATCTATTCTGTATTCTATTTCGTCAAAAGTGTCCACTGCTCCATATTGTCCTTTACGGATTGCCCACTCTTCAAAAAATTCTATACTTTCTTTATCAGCACTTGCTAGTGCATCAAACAATTTGTTAAGAGAATTTGCTGTTCCTTTTTCTCTAACATAGCCTTGATAAAATTTGTACTGACTGACATCATCATTAATAATATTACTTAGATATGTTCTTGGTTGATATCCAATTAAATGCTGAGCAAGTTTTTGTTGTTGTCTATCAAAGTTATCTGTATCTAAATCATAGAAGTCAGCAAATTGATTTGTTTGATAATCAAAGTTTGATAACAAACTGCTTTCCGGCTTGCCGTCTAGTTTACGCCAGTTGTTGATGTTGAATTCTGTTGTTCCTTTTAATTTTGAATTTGCTGTGTAATAGAACTGTTTGTGTTTTACCACATCACTCATTGCATAATCTGTGTAAGGAGCCCATAATTTTACTTTTGCTTCGTCAAACACAAACCCTGGAATGTTTAAACTACCATCCCATTCTGTAACATAACCCAACATTTTAATTCTATCTTGTTTGTATCCACTTGCTGGATCATAAATTAAATCGCTGAATGATGTTGTATTATCTAATAAACAAACGTGTTCTTTTTGTACAAGTGGAACCTTAGCAAAATATATTCCATTTACTGTGTTTTTTGTAAACAATTCAAACGTGTTTGATTTTCTAACAATTCTTAAATTTACTCTGTCTAGTTTGTTTCCGTCTTCTTTTAACACACCATAAGAATAATAATTTTCAACTACATTATCAGTTGTAGCATATTGTGATGTAACAACTAATTTTTTACTAGATGGACTTAAACTGATAACTGCACCTTCGTCCCAATTTTGTGTTGTCCAGAATAAAAATTCTTTAGCACTTAATTGCCAGTTGGCTACCAATTGAGTTTGTGCATCATAATTATCAAACACAAATCCTTTTGCTTTAAGGTATGATTCATATCCTAATATCACATCAACAACTGTTTGAATGTCTTCATACACTGTTCCGTATGCAACAGATTGAACTGTATCTGTTAAAAAAGTTTTTCTTAAAAGAGCAGATGCACCGCCTTCCATTGGAAGTTCTACTAACTTAATAAATTTTGAAGCATCAAAAGATGATGTTGAAATGTGTGTTTCATCTGTAGCATAAAAATCTTCACCAAACTTTACATATGCTCCATTATCGTATCTTTTGTTTTCGCTCCAATTTACAAATGCTGAACTTATTCCGCCCACTGTAATTGTTGGATCACTAGATTGTTCAAATGGTAAATGATATCTAATATAAGGATCATTCTTGTCATATCCTTTTATACTGAAACCTCTTGCTAATTTTTCTACAATTAATCCACTGTAAGTTAAAATATCTACCGGTGTAGACACATTGTAAATTAAACGATAATTTTCTTCTGGCACAAACAGTGTTGTTGAATTCAATGGAGTTTTACTGTCTAGCAACAGTTTAAATTTATCTTTGTTGCTGTAACCTCTTACTTTGAATCCTACTTGCGTTTGTAGTTCGCCAAACTGTTTTTTGTAATCTGCATAATTTGTTGTTTGTGAATTTTCAACCACTTCGTAAATGTAATTTACCAATCCAGCAGTCAATGTAACTGTGCTATCATTGACACTACTCGGCCAAACAATGTTTGCAGGTCTTATAGCAGTTAATGAATTGTATACAATTTGTCCACTAGCATTTCTACTAATTTTATTTGTGTCTAATCCTATACCTATTGCTTTGTTTGGTTGATGTAAAATATAACTTTTTAAAAGTGAAAATGGATAATGTACACTTCTTCTCCATGTATTTTCTACTGGAGAATGATCACCAAACTTAAACTTGTCTCTAGTGAGTTGTAATACTGCACCTCTGGCATAAGAACTATCAAATGGACTTCTAATATTACCTTCGCTGTCCACTGGGATATTGTTTGTTAAGCCAGGTCTTTTGTAATTGTTTTTAATTACAATTTTTTTACTAGGCTCTCTTACAATACCTTTTTCTAAATCTTGCCATAAAATTAAATTGTCTTTAGTGTATGGTGCTGGACCATAAACAGTTTCCCACCATGTAGGTGCTTGTGAATATCCAAGCATTTCCCATGGAGCAATATTTGGTCTGTCTGTATCAAAAGCATGATTGTACACACCTCTCCAGAATCCTAACAACTTGTTGCCTGATGGAGAAACCATATTGCTGTAATTCCAAGTTAAACTGTTGTCTTCTGTGTGAAAAGTGTTTGCTGTGTAATCTTCATTACCTACAAATGTTAACCAATCGTTAAAGTCACCTAACAGTGTTTTGTTAATTGATTCAAATGTAAATTTATTTGTGCTGTATGCTCTTGGAACAAAAGACTTAATGCCAAACAACTCATTATCGTATGTTGTTTTAATATTGTTAAAAATTCTTTTTTCTAATTCTAATATAGCATCATCTCTAAAGTCATTGAATGCAACCATAATACTTCCGTCATGTCCTTGAATAACATTTACTGGAGTAACTGCTGTTGTATCTAAATAAATTTTTGGAGTGTACTTTGGATACAGTCCTAATTTAGTTGGTGTTGCTGGAATGTGTGATCCGTTTGTTGTTTCAAACTCGTTAACCACAATAATATCATCTAGTGCAACTGTTTTTGATACTTGAACAAATCCGTTAGCATACACATAATCAACACCATGCACTAGTTGTGCATCGTTGTGATACACATACACTGCTTTGGTTGACAATGCTGTTAGATCAAAATTGTTAGACAATGCAAAAAATTTATTATCAATATCTAAAACTGTGTGTCTAGTAGTTTTGAATGCACCAATTCCCAACATATCTGTTTGAAAATATGGTAATGAATTATTATTGTCTTTGTTAAGTTTAAGTAAAATTTTATCAACTATTTGACTAGATGTTCCGTCAAACCCTAAATCATCCATAGCACTGATAAATGATCGTTTAAATTTATAGTAATCGTTTTGACTGTCAGTAATCGCTGAAATTAAATTTACATCTTTGTTGTTCAACAAGTATGAAGACAACACCATTGGTCCACTGTGTTGTAAAAATTTTCTACCATATTGTGTTGCATTTGGGAAGTCTCTTAAATTGCTAAATCCTGGAGTTACACCTTGTATATCTTTTAGTTCATTAGTAATTGATTTAACGTGATCTGTTACTTGCCCAACTGTAAATTTTGTTGTTGTTGCATTAAGTGGATTGGCTTGTAAGTTTGTCGGAAATTCATAATGACCGTTACTGTTTTTAGGTGTTGCACTGCTTGTTCTAATAACAACTATATCATTAACTGCTAATTCAGTAGTGAAGTTAACAAATGCTTCACCATTAATTCTTAAAATTGACCAATCAGTATTTTCAATTTTTTTAACATTATTGACAAACACATTCACGTTTAGATCATTTAAATCTCCACTTTTGTTGTAAACGTCAATAGCAAAATCATTTTTCTGATTGTTAGATGCAACATACTGTCTATTAACTTTTTGAAAACTGTCAGTAGGTGCTTTAGTCCAACCATTTACTGTTGTAAAGTTGCCACTAGCATTGTATTTTTTCAAAAATGCTGTTTCCGAAGTTAACGTTCCACTAGTACTTTGTGATTGATATGTGTAACTTTGATTCAACAAATTGAAATCAAAAACAATATCTCCAATGTTTTCTACATTTGAATAAGTTAATGCAAATCCTAATTCAGTATCTACTGTGCCTGTACCTTCAACATAAGTGAATATTTTGTTACCCATAAAAGAACTATTAGGATATACAATACTGTCAGTGAAACTTACACCGTTGTTATCAAACAAATCAAACAAAGGAGTTTGATTAACTTTAGTTTTTGCTTGTCCTGGAACCCACGATGTTCCATTGTAATAATACCATTTACCTTGATTTGCAATTCCGTCAGTAGCCAAAATAGTTTCTCCTTCTAATGGAGAAGCATTTACACTTTCAACCAAACTGATTTGTGTAGTAACTGTGGTTCCTTCTGTAAAATTAATAAACTTAACTTCAAAAATTTTATCTTTAACAAGAGGATCTGTGTCAGCAGTAAACAACACTTTCATTCCATTTGTTAATGCAACACCGTCAATGAAAAAACCTTGAGAACCTTCAACGTCACTCATTACATCTTTTGTAACTGTGTCTATTAAATCAATATTCTCTTTCTTTTTAAAACCAAAATTATATAGTTTAATACCTGCTTCAAATTCAATGATAGGTCTTCGTGCTCTTGTGGCTTGATCAATGTTTGCAATTTGTCCGTTCGCTTTAGCACTTTCTTGTATAACAGATTTATGAATCCATCTGTTGGATCTACTCCAAGGATTTCTGTCTGGTGATGCTCTGTTTACAACAATGTAATCTTTATCAATAGCATATGATGTGGCTGTTCCAAATCCCACAGTGTCAAAGTTTTTTGAATCAAATGGAATTGGTGTTACATCAGTAAAAGCACTTTTTACTTCTAGTTCTTGTGCATCTATCAACTCAATTGCGTCACCTACACCTTCAACAAAATAATCTTTTTCAGCATATTCCACAGGTGTAACTGTGCCGGCAAAATTTATTTTCATACCATTTGATAATGCTACTCCATCAGCAGTGGTATAATTCTTTTTGCCTATTATTTCATTAGCAACATCTATTACTGAATTTTCTTCTATGTTGTATATTTGTATCAATCCCCAAGCATTAATATCATTATCACTTCCATAGTATAATTTTTCTGGTGCTGAATCACTAACTTGAAAAGTTATTATTCCTTTTTCAACACTTTGCACATCAATACCGTCAGTCACATTGTATGAAGCATCTAGTATTCTTTGCGTTCTTATAACAAAAGGTAATCCTTCTGCATTAATATCAAATTTGTATGTTTGACCTTTGTAAAGTTTTAGTGTTGGATTGGCTGTAAGTCCGTCAGGAGTAAAAATATAAGCATAGTTGTCTGTTTGATCAGATTTAGTTACTGAATAAGTGCTAACAACATTTCTTTGTTGTCCTGTTATTGTTACTGTTGATGCACCATAAGGCATCCAAAAGTATTCTCTGTAATTAACAAATTTGTCCCAATCAATTCTTGGTGACCAAGCATAATATTCTTGAGCATTAAGAACGCTGTGATCAGAAATATTTCCGTGTAAGTTTTGTATTTGATTAACAAAATCCAAATAGTCTGAATAAAAATTTACATTGCCTAAATCATCTTGATGTACAATGCTAGGTTCAAATTTGTAATTCTCTCTATCAGCAGTTACTTCAGGTACATACAAATCAGATGCTTTGTAGGCGTCTGTAATCTTACGTCCATAGTAAGCATTTAATTTTTCTAATGTTCCTTGAGATACTAGTTGGTCAACTGTGCTGTGTAAAAATTTATTATTAACGGGAGTTCTGAAATATTTAGGTAAAAATTCTGAGGATTCTCTTTTACCGTCATCTTTGCCTGCAGGCAAACTGAAATCTTTCTGATTGTTGTCGTATGCCATTAATATCCACTTCCTCCACTAGAGCCTCCGCTTGAACTAGAACTTGAACTAGAATTTGAACTTGAACTAGCAGGTAATGTGCCACTTAATGTACTAACTGTTGATGAACTTGTTGTGATGTTTCCGTCTGCTTTAAGTTTAGAGGCTGTAACAGCATCTATTATTTCAACATCTGAAACTTTTGCACCACTAATAAAAATTTCATCATTTTCTGATTTAATTTCAAATAAACTTCCAAATGCTTTTGAACCTTCTTTAGGCACAATAACAAAAGTTGTTATGTCTGGTGCTAATTCGTTCATCACATAAGTGCTTAATTCTGAGAAATAAAATGTATCACCAAATTCCCAATTTTCTAAAGCAAAGAATTGATTTATTGCTGTGATAACTCTACTCTTAATATCACTGTCGTTGGTAACTTGTTCAGAATTTTTAACAATTTTAAATGTTGATTGTAAACTTGTATCTGCTTGTGACCCAAATAATATTTTGTATTTTACTGGATGATACACTATTGTGTCACTGATTGATTTAATTTTTGCTAACGGTGTATTAAAGTTTGTGTACAACGAATCACTGCTTGGTAATAATGGTTTGGTTGCTGTTACTCCTGTTAACCATAATCTGAAATTGATATCATAAGTTCTTGTTAAAATATACATATCCATTATGTTAGATGAACTAGGATCTAATCTTGTGTTTCCGTCCACTGTGTGTACATATTGAAATTTAATATTGTCTCTCCCAACATGAGCAATATAGTTTGTTACATTTGATGTTGTGTTGGTTGTTGTGTTGATCTGTTTAAAACTGTTGCTGTCTATTAGATACACAATAGAACTGTTTGGATAATCTCCAATAGCACCCACTGATGTTTGTCTAATATAGATATTTTCTGTACTTGCATTGCAGTATTGATATCTCTGTGTTCCATCACTTTCGTTGATTAGTTTTTGGAAAACATATTTTGTTGTTGAATTAGTAGCAGGGTCAACCACAAGATCAAAAGCATTTGGATTATCCACTATGCCGTCTTGGTCAGAATCAAATTGCGTAAGTTCTATTTTAGCACTGTCTACATATCCGCTTAAAGTTCTGTACTCTGTGGATATAGCAAAATTAATATCATTATTAAATGCAGAATTACTGTCTGGTTTTGTGTTAACGGACATTACACTCACTTTGTCTTGAAGTGTTGTTCCTGTTTTTGCATTGAAGTTTCTATCAGCACTGTCATAAAAGAATCTTACTTCTTTATTACTTTCAAACACATATCTTAAACCTCTGTATGTGATTGTGTACGTAGCACCATTGTTGATACATCTGATCAACCAACTTGAATCTAATTGCTGATTTGACTCATCACCAGTTTTACCAATACTGAAATCTCCATAAACGTTTAAATTGTTTTCGTCAATAACCATCCATTTTCTTGTTTGTACATCATAACGTATTCCAAAGTTGTTATAAGCAAACGCCTGATCAATTATAACTGTTTTAACATCATCTGAAAATTGTTTTGAAAATTTAGGTAATATTTCACTTGCAACAGCACCTGTAGGAATCACATCATTAAATTTGATTGCGCCTTCGCCTGCTGTATTATTTGTGACTCCATCATTGTAAACACTGACAACTGCTGTCCAAATATAGTCTTTAGCACCTGGATGATCTCCTGGCCCTGCCATTATACTGTTGTCTGGCATAAAGTGTTTGCCTGCTGGTGCAGTAAACTTAATCATAGCACCTGGTTCAATATATTTCAATTGACTTGCTGTGTATGTTCCAACTTGATAATCTAAAACATTTACATCATCTATCAATTTACCTGTAGATTCATTTGTAGCATTTGTAACTTGTTGCCAAACCGGAATTAAATCAGTTAATAATATTTTAGCAAATTTTTCTATGTAATAATTTCTAGTTTGATTTTTAGATAATAAAGGTTCTAATTGATTTATAATTACACCTTCAATGTCTGTTTGAGTTGCAAAACTAAATGTGTCTACATTTTCAGTTTCTTCTTTGTATATTATACCATCAGCGCCAAATACATTTGTGTTACTGTATTTTCCTGTTGAATCTATTAGATCATAATATCTTGAAATTCCGCTTGAAGTTCTGTTTGTTGCTTTTACTTTGATAATTTCTTGATTTGTTCCTAATGGTGCAACTTGATAATCTTCACCGGTGATCATTCTGTTTTGTGTGTAGTATGTTGCTGGAGCATTTAATCTGATGTTGTCATTGGTTTCAGATGTTGTTGCATTATCAACTGTGTATTGCAATCCAAATGTTAATGTTAAAACTTCTATTTGATTGTTTGATGAAACATACTGTACATCCACTTGAATATTTTGCATATCAGCAGGAGTAATTCTAATATTTTGATTTTTACTTCTTCTGTAGTATACTTTAAAATTACCTTGCGGTAAATTTCCAAATATTCCATCTGCAAATTTAAGACTGATTGAATCATCAGTGTCGCTCAACACTGTGTAAATATTTCTTAAATCTTTTGTTGTTGAATTGTATATAACATTGTTACCTGTTACAGCATCAACTTTTGTCCATTCTGTACTTTCTAATCCTGTGTCAGTATCTAATTGATACAACCAAACATCTGTGTTGTTTACATTGCTAGATTCAATTGCAACTGATTGATTGTTTGACGGTACATCGATTGAAAAATCGCCATTGTCAAGTACACCTTGTCTAAAGTGTGCAAAAAATCCTGTGTTGTTACTGCTGTTGCCTTTACCATCATCTCTGTGAAGCAAACTAAATTTTCTTCCTGTAAGTGGTGCTTCTTCTATCACAGAACCATTGTCGAAAGAAGTTGAAACAACTTCAAATGGTAAATTTTGTCCATTCACTGTTTTGTTAAAAGAATACACAGGCACCTCAGTGCTGTTGGCATTGATTCTGTATTGACTAGTTGGGATTGAATCTATGTTTTCTAATTTTACTGGATTACCAAATTTTTCATTTTCTGCCAATGAAGCATTTAAAACTTTAGTAAATTGTTCATTCCAATTTGTGTTACCTGCATCATTCCAACTGATTGTTTGTCCGCTTAAATTTAAGTTGTTGCTATCTACAATATTTTCAGTTGTGCTGACACCTACAATTTTCATCAATCCGTTTGCGGCTTGATTACGTGTTGGATTGTAACTGATTAATCTTGCTAATCTTAATATTGAATCTCTTCTGTCTGCTGTTTCTAAAAAATTTTCTCTAGCATTTAAGTCTGTTCTGAAAGCCAAGTTTTGTCCTAGATAAGCAATCAAGTCAATTAGTGCTAGATACTCTGATGATTCAATGTAATCGTTAAAATCTTCTGGATAATTTTGTCTGATGTATTGGATCATTGTTCTACGGATTGTGTCAAAGTCGTAACTTTTGAATTCCGCATTTTTGTAAGACTGATATACTCTTTTCCAGTCTTCTGCCAGCAATAATCTGTTTTGTCTATCTGTGGATGACATTGGTTTCCTTTGTTATAACATTATTTATTTGTTTGTATAAACAGAGCATTTAATTCAGTAACCCATTATTTTCGTCAAATGTCAATCTTAGTTTCTCTGACACATTATATTTGACATAAGTTAGTTCAACTTCTATTTGTAATCCTGCTTCAAATGGTGTTACTATCACTGTGTCCGCTTTTATTCTAGGATCAGTGTCGATTATTTTGATAATATCCTCTTTAATTGCTTCTTCTAAATCTGCTGTTAAAGGATCGTGTATTACGTCCCATATGATTGTGCCAAACTCTGGATTTTCAAGTTTCTCGCCTTGTGATATATGAAAATGATTCAACAAATCCTGTTTGATTAATCCTATATCATTTAAACCAAATGATGTGTTGTCTGGATTCACTGTACTCAACCCTCTGTACATTCTTTGTGTAGCAGGTGTTTTGGCTGTTTGAGCAGATGTAACTGTAACCTCTTTATATAATTTTTTCTGTGCCATAATGATATTTAACCGGCAAATACTTTGCCACTACCAGTAGCGGTGTGACCACAAGTTGCCGCGTCTCCTTCCCTGCATATGAATATTGAATTTGCTTTTACTTTTGCACTGCTACCGCTCATAGTGGCATCACAATGCGGAGGTATTGGACAAGGTGCGTGAGGCTCCACTGCCGCTCCAACAACAACAATTGGTACTCCTTCCACAATAACTTTTGGTGCTAAATTGCCAACTATTGTGCCTACTGCTGTGTCTACTGTTACTCTACTAACTCCTGGCATTATGTCCTCGCATTTTTAAATGTGTCTGGAATATTAATAGGTTCTGCAACCACAATATCCTCTTGTTCACTTCTGTCTGTTTTAGCCAATGCAACTGCCATTGGATCAAAATTTTCATGATGGCTCCATGGCTCGTGTTGTGGCACACGTTTCATGATGCTTTTATTTGCTTCGCCTGGAAGGCTCCAAGCCGCTAAAGGCGCCACCGGCGTAGCCACTGCTATTCCGCTAGAAAGATTTATGAGTCCTCCAACGTCTAAATTGATATCACCACCAGCATAATGATTGGTTGTTCCTCCAACTGTGATTGTTTGTGCTGTACCCACTTCCACAGTTTGTGCTCCAGTGGTCAACAAGTTGTGTGTTGTGGACTCTTGATTAACTGTGGCACTTTTTAAATTAATGTCTCTGCCTGCTTCTAGATTGAAATCTCTGTCTGTTTTAAAGTTGAAATCTCCTTTGCTGTGAACACTCACACTGTCTTCTGCATAAAAATCTATTTTACCGTTGGCAGTCATTTCAATCCATGCTGTGCCGTTGGCATTGGCAATGTACACAAGGTCTTCTGAATTGTGTAACAGTATTTGATGTCCTGTACGTGTTCTTATTCTAAACAGTTCATTGTGAGGAGTGTTTTTATCGCCCTCAATAACATCCTCGCTGGTTTCCACGTCCACATATTCCATTGGACCATCTTTGGCTTTTGTTTTTCTTATAAACTTGTCATCACCATCATCCATAACAAATGATGTACCACCTGTTCTAGCAGATGCTATAGGTTGATTTTGTGTAAACACTTTGTCAATTGGTCCTGGTGTGTTTATTCCAAACACACTTGAAGGCACTTCACGTCTAGCACTAGATGTTGTGAGTCCTCTAATTTCATCTGCTATTAAACCTTGATTGTCCAACACTGCTTTAAATAATCTGTTGATTGGTTTTTTAATCATCAAAGGTTTGTCTGCAGGACGGTCAGCAAATTTTAATTTGTTGTGTTCACCCACAGGCATTTTTTTGCCTCTGATGTCTGCATCTGCAGGATCTTCTTGATGTTCGGAATCTGTTGTGTCTGTGTTTGACATGGCAGGTGTTGAGCCTGGAATCATCACGTTCATTAATTCTTGTGGAATACAACCAATCCAGTATGCTCTATTGATGTTGCCTTCTATAAACATAATCATCACAGTGTTGCCCACATCAGGTGGAACGAACCACATACCATAACTCTGTTGACTGTCTCTATGATCTTTGTTTTTGTTCAGTCCTGCCACATTGGTTGTGCCATAAAATGGACTGAGATATTTTGCTGTGATGAATTGTCCTGTGGTTGTGGCATTGCCTGAATCCAATGTTTTAACCAATTCAACTTCTATTGCTCCACTGTATTTGGGATCCAACACATTTCTCACAATGGCTTCAAAAGGTCCTTGATTTAATTTAGGATCAATTGAGTGTGATTTTCGTGTGTTTAAATTTTTTGCCATTAGTCTTTACTGTTATCTTTTTGAATTTTTTTCTTGTTGCCTGAGCCTTCCACAGCATTCAATGTCATGTTGGCTTGTCTGTTTATTCTCAATGTTTGCTCAAACATACCTTGTCGGAAAGTGCTCAAGATTGTTTGAACTTGGAATATACCGCTAAATTCACCCAATCTAATTGTTTCCCCTGCTCCGTTTTGGTACGACCCACCTTGAGGGAAAATAAAATTATCCCCACCAGGTTGATAATCAATCGGTGTTTGGAAATTCATTTCTATAAAACAAGAAGTATCTTGATAATTTATTTCTCCCCTGCCGTTACCGTTGTTTTTATCACTTGAAGATTCTGTGGCATATGGTCTAGGATCCACAAAAAATCTTGTGGGTTCATCTGAATTCATCATCCCACTTGCTGGTAAGAAGTAAGGATCTCCAATTATTGTTAAATCCATTTGAATTAAATCAGTTGTTCCACCATTGATAATTCTATCATTCATTGTTCTAGCAATTTTTAATTCTGCACTTTCATTTTCTGTTCCTTCACCGCTGGCTTCTTTTTGTGCTTTTACAATTCTAGATGCTAAATTTCCTGGTTTATTGTCTTCAGAATCTGTTACAAACATTTTTGGCACATTTGTTGCTACTCCTGATTTTTCTATACTCTTGTTACCTCCAGCAGATGAAGTTGACGAAGTTTTATTCATATTTTGAGGAGCACTATTGAAAAAAGCAAAATTATAGTCCAACTGGAAATCCATTATATCTTTGTTCAATCCAGTGTAAAGATAATTGTATCCTTTTACAATGTTTTGTCTAAGCACAGTAATACCTGTCGGCATAGATGTATCATCGTCAAATATAGTGTCTGGCACTTGATAAGGCACTATACTGAAAACATTTAATCTAGGATGGTTATTTGTTTTCATTTTGAAAAAAGAATCCTGCAGTTGAAAACATTTGGTTCTTACTCTAAACCAAGGATGTTTGCCTGGCTGTTTGTTTTTCATTTCGTCAGGATTTTTTGTTAAATTTTTAGCATATTCACTCAACAGTATCACTGTTTCAATTATGTCTGTGACACGAGTACCTTTTTTAAAACTTAAAGTCATCGCTCTAAGATTTAAAGTGATACCATCTCTGGTGAAAGTTTTTTTGCGTTTGTCATATTTTTCTTCAAAATCAGGAAATTTCTTACCCATTATAGCCATGTTATTTTCATTGATAGCCATTTTTGATGCTCCAATGTCATTGCCTAAAAAAGTTGCATTTGATCCTTCACCTTCGGTTTGAAACACTCTTACTCCTTGTCCGCTTGTGCCAGTGTATTCGTTGGTTACTCGAATATTTTTTCCTAGTAGTGTTTCCACAATGCTGTCTCTTTTTTCGGTATTGAAAAAATAATCTCCTGAGCCATCGCTTGTCATTGTTGCTCTATCTTTCAAAACTCTTTTTCTCTCTGCTTCTGTGTATTCAACTTCAGAGTTCTCAGGAAAATATATCACAAAGTCATCTGTAGGCACTGTGGCAAGTTTTTCTTTCTTCTTGGCTTTTTTGTCTAAATCTTCGCCTTTAAAATTTAATTGCCCCATTAAACTGTCATCTCCCACCTGCATCATTTCGTAAACAGTTTTTCCTGACAGTGTGATATCAGTGTTTATTTTATTATTCACATCCATTGTTGGAGTTTCTATCCAAGGTGCGGCAGTACAATCATACACAGCACCTGCCTGACTGGCTCTTATTGCCGCTTTTGTCATTTGAATAGGCATAACTTTACGTAGATTGTTATTTCTAAAAATTTTGCCATTTACATCTTGACCAACAAAATCCACTATTAAGGCATACGGTGCTCTTGTAAATTCAACGTTGCCATCGTCTGCGGCTTTGCCGGCTTGTATCGCCATAGTCTGTAAAAATAAACCAATACTGAAAGGTTCTGTCACAGTAAAAGAAAGTTCTGACCTTTGTACGTGTTTTGTTTTTTGATTGGGAGAAATAAAAGATTTTATTTCAACATTATCTATAAAGTATTCAAGACTTACTCCTGCTTGTTTGTAAAAAGTAACTTCTTCTATTTTGCCTTTACCAGCGGAATGTGCCACAGGATGAAGAGGCATTCTATTATAAAGTATGTTGGGGAAATTTACTTCTTCCAGTGTCAGTGCCGCCAGTGTGAATACAGCATTGTATGATTCATAGTCGTGTAGAGGGTTGGGTATGAATTCTCTTATAAATTCTTTTACCTGGACATTGGGTTTTTTCTTCTTTTTTGATACGTTTTCATCTTTTGTTACTGAAGTGTTAGTTTCAACATCCATGTAAGAAAGACCGCTGTCTTTCCATTCAACTGTTGCGCCTACCTTTTCAGTAACACCTTTTTTAAGAGTTACATTTGAATTTGTTTTTTTGTTAAAGAACATATTACACTCCTAGTGTATCTCTAAGAGCGGGTCCTTGTGGAATATAAATTTCTAAGCCAGGAATAAGATCGTAAACTGGATCAGAAATTTTGTCCATGTTGCGTTGAGCAAACACCCACCATAGTTTTTCGTTGCCGTAAAGATCATAAGCCAACAAGTCTGGTCTATGATTGTATTGTGGTTCCACAGTGTACAACACATCGTCCGGTTGTGCCGGCACTGGACGTATTGTCATTATGTCGAGATATTGATCATCAACAATTCTTGTAGATGCATATGGACTTGAGCTTGTAAAGAATCCCATTAAATAAATCCACTTCCTTTTGTTCCGCCATTTTTAACAAAATCGGCAAGATCAAATTGTGCTTGTTTTGTTCTGCTGTATTGTGGTACAACTCCAATAGTCATTAAACTTTCTGTTGGTGCCCAGGCATAAGTTCCGCCAGTTGAGGCAACAGATGATTGACCATCAGATGTTCCAGATTCTTCTGCTGTTAATTTTGTGCTGATGTAGTCAACATCTTCTTTTAAATCAAATGTAAAGTTTTGAATAATCACAGGAACATCTTTGAAAGTGAAATCTCCGTATCCGTTTAAACGCACCACTGGAGGTGGAGCACCTTTGTTTGGTGATAGCCCATAACTCATTTTTGTCATTGATCTCAAATAATGCACAGCCGCTACCCAATATCTTGCTTCCATTTCGTTCTGCACATAGAAGTGTGCTGAGATTGTCATTTGATCCACACGTGAATTTTCATAAGCATAAAACGGATAGTTGGTGTGTACCGGTTGCATTGGATTCCAATTGGCTGATTGTCCTACCAATATTGTTGGAGTATAAGGAAATACCAATCTGTTGCCTGTGGCTTTTAAAGGATCCAACAGTGTTTTTTCTCCTGCTATCATTTGAGTAATACTTTGTGGCATTGACAAACTCACACGCCAGTCTTGGTCTCCGCTGTCTGTGTTACCGTCTGTGTTCATTGTGATCGCTGGAGCAGAATTATCAAATTTAAATATACCGTCAGTAAGTTTTTTCAACTCACCTTTTAGTCTTTTGGCTTTACCAAAAGCAAAACTGGATACTGAATCTAATGTTTTACCAAATGTATCTATGTTGGTGTTTAAAAAACCTGAAGTATTGCTCACAATGTCATTAGCCATTGTTTTCATGTCACCTACTTTGTTTGATGTCAAATCTGTCGCTTTTTTTAGAAAATTGTCTGCCATACATTTATTTATTGACAAAATTAACTGAGTAGTTTATAATGAAGAGATATATAACAAGGAACATTAATGAAAAAAGTCAATTATCTAAACAACAGAGACCTATTATCCGAAATTCATAAGTCTAAGGCATCATTTTGCAGTTTTATAGACGAAGCATACAGCGAATACAACTTGATTGTGAAAAACGTGGATGCAATAAACATTAGAACTGTTGCTCAAGCCAAGAGAAATAAAGCCAAAAAATTAACACATCAAGACTACGAAAGACGTAAAAAATTAGATCCTAAAACTAAATTGGGAGAATGCCAAATAGATTATAGAAAGATTGACAAGGATGATGTAGTTTTTAGGGTGATGACATTTGATCACGTGCCAGATGAACCTGGTAGAAAAAAGAATCCAAAAACAGTGGCAGATGGTAAAACCAAGGTAAACTTTCCACCATTCCAACATTGGAAATATGACAGAAAAGGCAATTTAATTTGTGTGGGGAAAAGTCACTGGGAAGGTGGTTTAGAAAACGGCAAATTCAATAAAGAATCAGGCAGAGCCACAAATGAACTGGCAAAAATGTGGATGAAACTGTGTGAACGTTATGGAACAAGAGGTAATGTAAGAGGTTACACATACAATGATGAGATGCAAGGACAAGCCATATTGCAATTGGCTCAAATTGGTTTACAATTTGATGAATCTAAATCAGATAATCCATTTGCTTATTACACAGCGGCAGTTACTAATTCGTTTGTAAGAATTATCAATATTGAAAAACGTAATCAAAATATTAGAGATGATATTCTGGAACTTAACAATATGATGCCTAGTATGTCACGACAGACTCAAGGCGATTCAGGTGCACCAAAGACTGCAAACAAATCGAATCCAAAACCTAAAGTCAGTAAACGAACGAAAAAGTAGTTGACAAATACAACACTTTCGTGTATTCTAAAGAAAAGTAGGAGATTATTTTGTTCAAGAAATTAGCAGTTTTTACCGACATTCATTTCGGATTAAAATCCAATTCTAAATTACACAACGATGACTGTGAAGAATTCGTTGATTGGTATATCGAACTAGCAAAGAAACATGGCTGTGAAACAGGATTGTTTTGTGGCGATTGGCATCACAACAGGAATAGTGTAAACATAACCACTATGGATGCTTCTATTAGATGTTTAGAAAAATTAGGAAAAGCATTTGATAAATTTTATTTCTTTCCAGGCAATCACGATTTATATTATAAAGACAGCAGAGATATTCAATCTGTAGAGTTTGGCAGATTTATTCCCGGCATCACTATGGTTAATAAAATTACAAAAATAGATGACACTATATTAGTGCCTTGGTTAGTAGGCAATGAATGGAAAAAAGTTGGTAATATGGAATGCAAATATATGTTTGGTCATTTTGAATTACCCAACTTCTTTATGAATGCAATGGTAGAAATGCCTGACACAGGAGAATTACGACCAAGTGATTTTAAAAAACAAGAATACGTTTTCTCAGGACACTTTCATAAAAGACAGGTCAAAAATAATATTCATTATTTAGGCAATCCTTTTCCACACAATTATGCAGATGTTGATGACGATGAACGTGGTATGATGATATTAGAACATGGCACAGAGCCTGTTTATTTCAATTGGGATAATTGTCCCAAGTACAGAAATGTAAAATTAAGCACACTGTTGGACAAAACCAAAGAGATCATGAAAAAGAAAATGCATCTAAGAGTTACATTGGATATAGACATCAGTTTTGAAGAAGCCAGTTATATTAAAGAAACTTTTATGAAAGAATATAATTGTAGAGAAATAACACTAATCCCAAGCAAACAAGAAGAAGAAATTAACACAGAACTTGATATTACAAAATTTGAAAGTGTAGATCAAATTGTTTCTAAAGAAATTGAAACAATTGAGTCTGATGCATATGATAAATCTGTCTTGCTTAGAATATTTAGAGATTTAAACAATGATACTGATTAAAACAATTACTGTAAAAAACTTTATGAGTGTGGGTAATCAAACCCAAGCAATAGACTTTCAACAAAAATTATTAACACTGGTGTTGGGTGAAAACTTAGACATGGGTGGTGATGACGCAGGTTCACGTAATGGTACAGGTAAAACAACCATAGTCAACGCATTGTGTTACGCATTGTATGGCGAAGCACTTACAAAAATACGTAAAGACAATCTAGTGAATAAAACCAACAGCAAAGCAATGTTGGTCACAATAGCATTTGAAAAAGATGGTGTAAATTATAGAGTAGAACGTGGCAGAAAACCAAATGTAATGAAGTATTACATTGACGACCAAGAACAAGAACTATCAGATGTCAGTCAAGGAGATTCACGTAAAACACAAGAAGACCTGAACAGAATGATTGGAATGAATCCAAAAATGTTTAAACACATTGTGGCTTTGAACACATACACTCAACCCTTTTTAAGTTTACACAACAATGAACAACAAGAAATAATTGAACAACTGTTAGGAATTCAGTTGTTGTCTGAGAAAGCAGACATCTTAAAAACACACATCAAACGTTCAAAAGAAGACATAGCACTGGAAACAGCAAGATTAGAAGGTTTAAAAATTAGCAATGAAAAAGTAGAAGAAACAATTCACAGTTTAAACAACAAAAGCAGTGCTTGGCAAAATCAAAACAGAACAGATATAGAAAAATTAGAAAAAAACTTGAAAGAGTTAGAAGGCGTAGACATTGATAAAGAATTAGAAACACATCAAAAACTTGAAGATTGGACAAAACTTAATGATGCGTTAAGACAATTGCAAAAAGACAGAGCCGGTTTGGAATCAACTATTGAACAAGCAGATAAGACAGCAAAAAAATTGCATGATGATTTAGAAAAACTTAATAGCGAAACTTCTTGTTATGCTTGTGGACAGGATCTGCCTCAAGATAAAATAGAACAAATGCAGAAAACTTTGGAAGAAGAATATGGAGAATCCAACAGTTATGTAATGGAATTGGCTGAACAATTAGAACAAACTGTAAAAGATATCAAAGCAGTGGGCGATTTGGATCAAAGACCTGACACATACTATGACACACTTAAAGAAGCATATGATCACAGACAATATGTGGAATCAATCAACACAGCACTTGTTAACAAAAAAGAAGAATCAAATCCATATCTAGATCAAATAGACGAATTAAAAAATCAAGCAGTACAAGAAATAAATTGGGACACAGCAAACACACTACAAAAATTGAAAGAACATCAAGAATTTTTGTATAAATTGTTGACAAATAAAGATTCTTTCATAAGAAAGAAAATAATTGATCAAAACTTAACCTTCTTGAACAACAGGTTAACTCACTACTTGGATCAATTGGGTCTTCCACACTTGGTCACATTTAAAAATGATTTAAGTGTGGAGATCACTCAACTGGGACAAGAACTAGACTTTGACAATTTGAGTAGAGGAGAAAGAAACAGATTAATTTTAGGTTTAAGTTTTGCATTTAGAGATGTATGGGAAAACTTGTATCAACAGATCAACTTGTTGTTCTTGGATGAATTAATAGATTCTGGTATGGATTCAGCAGGAGTTGAAAGCAGTTTGGCTATTTTGAAAAAAATGAGCAGAGAATCAGGCAAAAATATATTTTTAATATCCCACAAAGATGAATTGATGGGCAGAGTGAACAATGTGCTTAAGGTTGTTAAAGAAAACGGCTTCACAGCATATGCTAATGACGTAGAAACACATGACCATTCTAGATGATACACACGATAAACTGACCAAGGCGTACATGGCTTATTTTAAGGCAAACGAGTTGTTTGCTGAGAGGCGAAGCCTCGCTACCAAAGTAGCCGCTAGAAAGGCTTTAGCGGAAATTAGAATTTTGGCACGTCAAAGACGTAAAGAACTTGAAGCACAATACAAAGTGAGCAAGATCCAAAAACAGCAAGAGCGAAAAAAATAATCAGTAAGTATGTCCATATGCCATGGACTTATCAGGGTAACCCCATTCATACACTGCCGGAAGACTGCGAAGGATTTGTGTATCTCATTACAAACACAACCAACGGTAAGAAGTATGTGGGTAAAAAACTGGCGAAATTCAAGAAGACACGTCCACCTCTCAAGGGTAGGATAAACAAACGTAGAAGCAAAGTTGAATCGGACTGGAAAGACTATTGGGGATCTTCAGACCATTTGAATGCTGACGTGGCAGAATTAGGCGAAGAAAAATTTACTAGGGAAATATTATACATCTGTAAAGGTAGAGGCGTAATGAGTTATCTCGAGGCTCGAGAACAATTCGAAAGGCGAGTACTAGAAACCGATGATTACTACAACGGAATTATCAATGTGAGAGTTGGTGGTTCCCGAATCCTAAAAGAAGAACTTAAAAACTACAAAAAGGCTTAACATAGCAACATCGCTGATCGTAGATCCAGGAAGTGCGTTTGAAAAATAATGGTGAATCCTGAGTTGCAAGGCAAGTGCTTACTAAAGGCACAAAAGAAGATGCTCTGTGAAAAAGATACAACATCACAACTGCTCACTTTGTTTGTGAAGGGTGCCGCAGTTGACCGTGACTAATGAAGTCTGGAATAGGGAGTTGGCGGGTCACCGCTTCCGTACAAAAGTTCCTTTCACAAAATGGCAGGCTAGTCTCGCATGATGGCTTCATACTTTTCCCGTTACTGGGTGAAGTATGGATCAACTGTCTGCATGATGCACAACATAACTTCGTTATGTAATTGCTTAAATGCTTGAGCGTAAGCGAAAAGCAGAACGACGCTAGTCGTTCTTAAACATTAGGATCAAACGATTCACAATCCAACCATAAAGCGGCATCAGGTTCCGCTGACTCAACGTGTTTCAACTTGGTGTGACTCCAGTTCCTAATCTCCAACTCTTTTAATACAGAATCAGAATACACATGAATAACATCTGGTTCCAATTTCAATATCTGTTTGATGGCTGTAGGATCTGGTTTTGATTCGTATGTCTGTATTGCTGTGACTTCAGGTATGGCACGAAAATCTCTGGCGTACTTGTCTCCGTGGAGCCAAGTGAGTGGGCCTGTGTTTTTGGAACGCAGTTTTAGATCGTTGGCATTGTGTCGCCAATGAATATTATTTTCTGCGAAGCCCGCCTCTACGAGTCGGTCATAAGTTTTTGATCCCACCGCATACACCTTTTGTTCCAACAGTTCTGTAAGACTGTGTGCATAGTGTTTGATGGATTCGATGTGTGTGATGATCAATCCCGATTGTGCATCTGCAGATGAGTGTTCAACGGTGGCTGTTTTAAGACAGGGAATCCACAGGTCATCCTCATCCAACTCCTGGGGTCGTACAATTTGTGTGTAGACTTGCATATGTGATTTATTTAGAATGTGTGTGTCATTGATTAAATGATGCTATTTGGTTCTAGGCACCGTGTGTGTATGATTTTTTATACTTTATATATAGTATCTATATGTTAAAAGAAGGGTTGTCCTGTTTTTTTAGCAGTATCTAGATTTTCTTTGACAACTCCGCCCATTACTTCTCTATCTTCATGACAGGTAGCATATATTTCATCCAGAGTGATTGATCCACGCATGAACCATGCCAATTTGAATAGATCGGATTTAAAATTTTTAATTTCACCTTCCATTTCCTTGGTGAGTTTGATAATGTCAGAAGTCGGCAGTGTTGATATCTTTATACGAAAAAATTTGCTGAATCAAATGCTACAGGTATTGTGTATTCAGCAGGTGCTCCGTTCTTAATTTCTTCTTCTGAAGATTTAATGATTTGAGGTTTTAATTGAAATACTTCTCTATTTTTTTCCAAATGCTCCATGATGGAACTGAAAAATTGTTTGTCAGTGTTTTCCAAAAACTCTTTGATTTGTTTGGCATCGGTTACAGTCTCGCCATCCACTGTGATTGATGCTATTGTGTTAGCCACCATGCCCACACTTAATTCTGTTAATTTTTTGAAAGTTACTTGAAATGCTTTTACTTTTTCTTCATCATTCATTTTTGTGTCATCTACAATCTTTTGAATTCTTTGCTGTTCAAATGTTTGGATTGCACTTTCGGTAAACTCTTTGTACGTTAAAGGTTTTGTTTTTACTTCCATGTTTTGATAAAAAAATGTATCATTGTATTGTGCTGACAGGATGCTGTTCAAACTTTCTTGTAAATCCAACACCAATTCTTTCTCAATGGATGTGCCCGGCACTTTGATTGGCATAGTCATGCTGGTTCCATATGTGGCCATTCTGATGGTCATCAATGCCGCATCGCAATCTATCGAAGGCATTGCCCATGCATTCTTAATTGACGGTATACAACTCTGTATCACTGTCACAGTGGCTTCTCCATTCAACAATGCATCTGGAGTTTTCAGCAACATTTCATCTTTTGCTGTCATAGGATACACAGCAACATCTCCTGATTCAGGAACCTGTATAGATCCTTCAGGATAAAATTTATAACCACTTGGCAATCTTACAAACTGTTTGGGCTGTCTGTAATACTTTTTAAGTGGGTTATTATTTGTACCTATTTGTTCTTGTGACATTCAATCTCCAATAAATATTGTTATTAACTTTTAAACTGCTAATATTTAGTATGACATATTAACTGCATACTTAATGATTGGCATTAAATACAAGTAACAAGGATTTTGGTATCACATAATGGCAACAATTGAAGAATTATTAGAAGACGCGGTTAAAAAAGGTGGGCTAGCCAGCGAAGATACTGCCAAAAAGATATTGAAGGCTGTAGGTGGGTCTGGAGGTGGTGGTAACAGTGGTGCTCAACGCGAGTTCACAGAAGAAACCAAAAAAACCAGCAAATCAGTTGTTGTATTCAAAAAAGTTTTAGGTGCGGCAGGAGCCGGCTTTGCAATGTTGAAAGATGGAGCAGACGGATTGGTTGGCGGACTCGGTGTTCTATCACAAAGCACCACAGGATTAAACAAAGTATTTTTACAATTCACAGCCGACCTAGCGGCAAGAGTGTTTGAAAATGTTGACACTTTCAGAAACTTGGCAGAGATAGGCGCGAACACAACTCAAACAGTTAGTGATTTTAGACGTATAGCAGGCGACGCCGGAATAGACATGACAAGATTAGCCCAGGCATTAATGAGTGCCAACACATCACTGGCTGGTTTTGGCGGTAGTGCAAACGAAGGTGCAAGAAGATTCAACACAATAATGACATCACTATTACAGAGTGATTTCAGAAAAACAATCGCAGGTCTTGGATTTTCTATGGAAGATATCACAGAAGGCTTTGCTGATTATCTAGACTTACAGACTACTTTGGGTAGATCTCAATCAATGAGTAATTCACAGTTGGTTGCAGGCTCGCAAGAATATCTATTGAGATTAGACCAATTGTCAAGATTAACTGGATTGCAAAGAGATCAAGTGAAAGATGAATTACAAGCAGTGGCAGATGCCAGAGAGTTACGTTTAATTTCAAACAGTGAAATAGAAGCAACCATGGTAAGGGTCAAAGCGGCGGCACCAGAAATGGTAAGTGCTGTTACAGGATTGTTAGCAAAAGGATTCCCAGAAGGCGGAGAACAAGTTGGTATATTTGCTGTGGACGGTGTGCGTGAAGCAGTGTCGGCATTGAGAGATGGTGTACCTGGTGCAAGTGATATGTTTATTCAAGCACTGGCACGTAACGGTGAAAGCATTGCCAACATGGACGAAGGTCAGAAAAAATTAATTGCTACTCAACTAGGCGTGGGCAATGAATTTTTCAATGTTGCGGCAGATTCTGTTAAGTTCAGAAAATTCTTAGGACAAAGTACAAGTGCCATCATAGCAGAACAAGAAGCAAGAGCGGCAAGCACTGAAGGTGCAAAACAATTTCAGAATGCCAGTGAAAACTTGCGTTCAAAATTTCAAAAATTATTGACTCCATTCCAACAAGGAGTTGATATTATTATAGGTGGCTTGGCAAGCATAATTGGTCCTGAATCTTTTATTGCAACCACATTGGATGATTTAGGAACGAAATTTAACGATTGGTTCGATGAGTTGTCAGAAGGTGGCAAAGTGGCAATGGGAGGACTATACGTTGCGGCAGGTGTAGCGGCGGCGGCATTGACTGCGATCGCCGGCAAGAAAGCCGTCAAGGGAGTTACAAGTTATCTAACAGGAGGCGGACCGGGTGGCGGAGCGAAATCTGTTTTAGGAAAGACTGGTGCAGGTGGTGGAGGTTTACTAGCCGGCATGGGTGGCGGACTAAAAGGATTAGCAGGCGGACTTACAGCAATGGCAAATCCGGCAACTCTATTAGGTGCGGCGAATTTAGGACTAGCAATCACGGCAATAGGAGCAGGTTTAGCCGCGGCAACTTTCTTAATGGGAGGAGCATTAGAGAAGTTTAGCAGTGGTTTACAAGGTTTTTCATTAGTAGATGGCGGCAATTTAATACAAGTAGCCAAAGGCACTTTGGCACTGTCAGGAGCAATGGCGGCAATGGGGGCAGGAAGTACTGTAGGTGCTGTTACAGGCTTTGTAGGTAAGATTTTCGGTGGAGGATCAGAAAACTTTGCCAAAAACTTGAATAAAACACTCGATGAGCTTGACAAAGGCAAAATAGACATGTATGCTAACAGTTTAGATAACTTAGGAAATGCAATGACAAATTTAAGAAGCGGTATGGTGGGATCAACAACGGCATCCGCAAGTTCAACCGGAGACAAGTTGGATCAGTTAAATAGTACGATGGAACAAATTTTGATGGCAATGAGTGATGGCAATCGTTACAGCAGAATAACTTCACAAGCAACAACAGAAATGTCGGATACAGTATAATGAGTTGGAAAAAATATTTTACAGAAGTGCCACTATCAGACGGCACAGGCGGAATGAATTCACCTTTAGGTGGTGGAGTAGGTGGAAAGGCTGGACCAGCCAAAACAAACTACTCATCATATCTTCCAGATGTGTACAGCGGTGCACCAAACAGAATTGAAAGATACGGACAATACAATGTGATGGATTTAGATTCAGAAGTGAATGCCGCATTGGATATCCTAGCAGAATTTTGCACACAAAACAATACACAAAACAATACACCATTCAAATTTGAATACAATCAGAAAGCAACTAATACAGAAATACAAATCATAGAACAATACCTGCACCAATGGTGCAAAATGAACGACTTTTCTAAACGTGTGTTTAAGATTATGCGTAACGTATTCAAGTATGGTGATGCATTCTTTATTAGAGATCCGGAAACAAAGAAAATGTTTCACGTTGATCCAGCAAAAGTAACAAAAATAATTGTAAATGAAAGCACAGGTAAAACTCCTGAGCAATATGTTATAAAAGATATCAATTTTAACTTTAAAAGTCTTGTAGCAACTACACCTTATCAAACAACAGGCAATGTTACTGGCGGTGGATCAGGATATTTGACTGGCGGAGTAAGAGGAATGACTGGAGTGGACAATACATCAGCACCAGGAACAAGATTTGGCACAGGACAAAGAGAAATTGCTGTTGATGCCGACCACATGGTACATTTAAGTTTAAGTGAAGGACTGGACAACAACTTTCCGTTTGGTAATTCACTGTTGGAAAGCATTTTTAAAGTTTACAAACAAAAAGAATTACTGGAAGACGCAATTATAATCTACAGAGTACAAAGAGCACCTGAAAGAAGAGTGTTTTACATTGACGTAGGTAATATGCCAAGTCACTTGGCAATGCAATTTGTGGAAAGAGTTAAAACAGAAATTCATCAAAGACGTATTCCTTCATCAACAGGTGGTGGAACAAACGTAGTAGACAGTTCTTATAATCCACTTTCAATCAACGAGGACTATTTCTTTCCACAAACAGCAGAAGGAAGAGGTTCTAAAGTAGAAACATTACCAGGCGGTACTAACCTTGGTGAGATTGATGACCTAAAATACTTTACAAACAAATTATTAAGAGGTTTAAGAATACCAAGTTCATATTTGCCAACAGGTGCAGACGATTCGCAAAGCAGTTTCAATGATGGCAGAGTAGGAACAGCATACATTCAAGAACTAAGGTTCAACAAATACTGTGAAAGACTACAAAATTTAGTATCAGATGAATTTAATCAAGAGTTCAAACGTTACCTTTTAGAAAAAGGTGTGAACATTGACACAGCAATGTTTGATATCAAGTTTCAACCACCAATGAACTTTGCTTCTTACAGACAAGCAGAAGTAGACAACAACAGAATTTCCACATACACGCAAATAGCAACAGTGCCATTTGTTAGCAAACGTTATGCTCTGTCTAGATTCTTAGGATTAACTCCAGAAGAGATGGCAGAAAACGAAAGAATGTGGAGAGAAGAAAATGATGACTCTATGCAAACTAAACCAACCACTTCAGCAACTGAATTGAGAAGTGCAGGAGTTAGCACAGCAGGTATTCAAGCAGATTTAGATGCGGCGGAACCAGCAGAAGAACCAGGTGATCCTGCAGACAACACAGGCACTCCAACTCCAGCAGGAGATACAGGTGGCACAGGTGGCGGAACGCCAACTCCGGGCCAGTAAGTATAAATAATTTTATGATATTACGTGAACTTTTTTATTACGATCAAATAACAACAGAGCCAGGTGAGCAGAAGCAATACGATGCCACTGCTGATCAGTCTATTATGTCTTTAGACGACACACGTAAAACTAGACTGTCATTGAAACAGATCAACAAAGCAAGAAAAGCCGGTGAATTTCACAAAGACGAACAACAAAAAGAGTTGGACTTTGTGAGACAGATGTACGGCGCCGCTAACCAACCGGAAATGTAATAAATGTCTATTGCTTTTGTATTAGGCAATGGTCTCAGTCGCAAACCAGTTCCCCTAGAACCCTTACAACAGTTTGGCAAAGTGTATGCCTGCAATGCTGTTTACAGAACTTACACACCCAATTACCTAGTGGCAGTGGATGCCAAGATGATCAATGAGATCTGTCTAGCAGGTGCTCAGTTCAATATGCCAGTATGGACCAATCCAAACAGAGCATATAAAAAGTACAAAGGGTTAAACTTCTTCGAACCCAGCCTAGGATGGTCATCAGGACCCACAGCACTGTGGTTAGCATCAAAAAATATGCATCAATTGATATATTTGTTGGGTTTTGACTTCACAGGCACCACTGAGGGCAAACTGAACAACATATATGGCGATACACCCAACTACAAAAAGAATTCAGACACTGCCACCTATCACGGCAATTGGAACCGGCAAACAAGCATTATCCTACAGAAGAATCCACTAAAGAGATATATACGAATAGTACCGGAAGGTACTGATGTTTTTGAGGCTAAAGACCTTAAGAAGTTTACGAATTACAGTGAAATCACTGTACAAGAGTTCAAAAGACGCTATCATTTATAGAATCTGCGTCAAACGGGTCAGTATCGACCCATTATCTACCTGTTTTTTCACCTATCGGTTAAATAATACATGACAGTCTTATCATAAACAGTTAATAGGAGAAAAACAATGTCAGATAAAAGTAAATTCGAGCAAATGCTTGAAAAATTAGTCGCTGACGATAGAACAGCGGCAGAAGAAATTTTCCATGATATCGTTGTGGAAAAATCAAGATCAATCTATGAAGGTCTTTTAGAAAATGATATCAAAGATATCGAAGTAGAAGAAACTTCAAAAGAAGACTCAAAAGAAGAAGAAACAACAGAAGCGTCTAAAGAAGCAAAAGAAGACGAAAAAGTTGAAGAAAAAACTTCAGAAGAGTCAAAAGAAGACGAAGCAGTTGAAGAAGCATCAAAAGACGAAACTTCAAAAGAAGAAGAAACTAAAGAAGAAGAGTCAAAAGATGAAGAAGCAACAGATGAGTCTTTATTAGATATAGAAAATCAAGAAGTAGCACCAGCAGTTGAAGTAGGTGGAGACGCAACAGACGATATGGTTGCTGACATCGAAGCACCAGCAGGTGACATGGACAACGGCGACGACTCTGAAAAAGGTGAAGAAGAAATCGAAGACAGAGTAGTTGACCTAGAAGATGCTATTGATGACCTTAAAGCCGAATTTGAAAAAATGATGGGCGATGAGGACAAAGGCGACGACGCTGAAGGCGACGACGCTGAAGATAACGGTGAAGAAAAAGAAGACGAAGCCGTTGTAGATCAATCAGCAGAGGGAGAAACTGTAGAAGTTGCTCCTGAACTTGGTGAACAACCAGCAGTAGAAACAGCAGAACCTAAAACAGCAAGTGAAGAAATTAGAGAATATGTGAACAAAGTAGGCGTAACGCATACAGATGGTTCAGATAACTCTAAATCACCAGTTGCTGGCAAAAATGATATGGGCGGAACGGCTTCTAACATCGCTAAAGGTGGTGAGGAAACAGGTAGTAAAGCACCTGCTCCAAAAGAAGAAAACGCAGGTAACATTAATGTACCAGGTGGCAAAGCGAAACCTGTTGCGGCACCAAAGGCCAAGACTAGCACAGAAGATGATTCTTCTGCAAAGTCAACTATTGGCAGTTAATAAGGTAGTATAAGGAAAACGGATGTTATCATTACGTGAGACGCTAACTTTCGACCAGGCGGGAATAGTCGTTGAGACTAAGGACGAACACAACGGTAAATCCCTTTACATGAAGGGAATCTGCATTCAGGGAGGTGTTAAAAACGCCAACCAAAGAGTGTATCCTGTTAACGAAATCCAGAGGGCTGTCAGCACACTTAACGATCAAGTCACTGGTGGATACAGTGTTCTCGGCGAAGTTGATCATCCAGAAGGCCTTAATATTAACCTAGATCGTGTATCACACATGGTAAATGAAATGTGGATGGACGGACCGAACGGATACGGAAAAATGAAAATTTTACCAACCCCGATGGGACAACTTGTTAAAACAATGCTGGAAAGCGGAGTTAAACTTGGTGTTTCATCCAGGGGTTCGGGTAATGTTAAAGAAGACGGATCCGGACAAGTATCAGATTTTGAAATCATCACAGTAGATATCGTTGCACAACCATCGGCGCCAGGAGCATATCCTGAGCCAATATACGAACATCTAATGAACACAAAGGGTGGTTTAAAAGCATTTAACTCAGCAAGGGACACACAGGCACAAAAATATCTAAAAGAACAACTAATAAACATAATTGGAAAACTCCAATCTAAATAGGAGATAAAGAATGTTAGAAGCACTGAAATCACTTTTTGAAACGAACGGAATTTCGGAAGAGATCAGAGCAGAAATAGAATCCGCATGGACCCAGAAGGTTGAAGAAAACAAACTTTCTGCCACTGCTGATCTTCGTAAAGAATTTGCAGAGAAGTATGAACACGACAAAGCAAGTTTGACAGACGCTGTTGATAAAATGGTATCTGAAAGAATCGAAGCAGAAATGGCAGAGTTCGCAGAAGACAAGAAGCAACTTGCAGAAGAAAAAGTTAAGTATGCTACTCAAATCGGTGAACACACTGAAAAGTTAAAAGCATTTGTTTTTGATCAACTTAAAGGCGAAGTTGCTGAACTACACTCAGACCAAAAAGTTATGGCAGAAAATTTTGTTAAACTTGAGGACTTCGTGGTAGAAGCTCTGTCTAAAGAAATTGCAGAATTTCAAAAAGACAAACAAGACGTTGCTGAAACAAAAGTACGTCTTATCAGAGAAGCAAAAGCACATTTTGAAAAAGTTAGAAGTAACTTTGTGAAAAAAGGTGCTGAGAAAGTGTCAGAAGTAGTGGGCAAAACTCTTAAACAAGAGATTAGTTCATTAAAAGAAGACATTGAAGCGGCTCGCAAAAACGACTTTGGTCGCAGACTGTTTGAATCTTATCAACAAGAATATTCACAATCATTCTTGAACGAAAAAGGTGAAACAGCAAAACTTCTTAAAGTAGTGGACGTAGCGAAACTACAGGCGGAAGAAGCGAAGAAGACTGTCGACGAGAAACAAAAAGTAATTGAAGCAAAAGAAAAAGAAATTGCTACAATTAAAGAAGCGGCAGAGAGAAGTGACGTAATCAATGAGTTAGTACAACCATTGAATGCAGAACAAAAAGAAATAATGAACAATCTACTGGAGAGTGTGCAGACGGGTGCTTTACGAAAGCAATTCGAAAAGTACATACCGGCTGTTCTAAACGGTAGGACTCCAGCGAAAAAACAGGCAATAAATGAAGGCACAGAAGTAACAGGCGATAAACAAATTAACATTGTAAACGGCAGTCAATTCAATAGCAACATCGTTGATATTAGAAGACTTGCTGGAATCTAAAACAAAAGGAGAAAATAACAATGTCAGAACTAACAGAAACTCGCTGGCAGGACACAAAGAGTGCGTTATTAGAAGGTCTAACTGGAAATAAAAAAGCAGTTATGGCGGCTACTTTAGAAAATACTAAACAGTATCTTTCAGAGTCAGCAACAGCAGGTGCTACATCTGCCGGTAACGTTGCAACTTTAAACAGAGTGATCCTACCGGTGATCAGACGGGTTATGCCTACTGTGATTGCTAATGAATTGGTTGGAGTACAACCGATGACTGGCCCAGTTGGTCAAATCCACACGTTAAGAGTAAGATATGCAGAAACACAAAACGCGACTATCAACAGCGATGATGTTACAGCGGGCGATGAGGCTTTATCACCATTTAAAATTGGTCAAGCCTATTCAGGTAACACAACAGACTCTAAAGGAGATGCAACAGCATCGAAAGAGGGTACTGGTGGTAGAGCGATGTCAATCCAAATCTTGAAACAAACTGTTGAAGCAAAAAGCAGAAAGTTACAAGCAAGATGGACATTTGAATCTGCTCAAGATGCTCAGGCGCAACAAGGTATTGATGTAGAGGCTGAAATCATGGCGGCATTAGCACAAGAAATTACTGCTGAAATCGACCAAGAAGTAATCAACTCATTAAGATCTTTAGCGGCTGATGAAGAAGCATTCAACCAAGCGGCTGTTTCAGGAACTGCGACTTTCGTAGGCGATGAACACGCGGCGTTGGCTGTTTTAATCAACAGAGTAGCAAACAAAATTGCACAAAGAACAAGAAGAGGCGCAGGAAACTGGGCTGTGGTATCACCACAGGCTTTAACTGTACTTCAATCTGCAACAACTTCAGCGTTCGCAAGAACAACTGAAGGTTCTTTTGAAGCACCAACTAACCAAAAAATGGTTGGAACTTTAAACAGTGCAATGAAAGTATATGTTGACACATATGCGGCAGACGATTCGTCTGTATTGGTAGGATACAAAGGCTCATCTGAAGCAGATGCGGCGGCGTTCTATTGCCCATACATTCCGTTAATGTCTAGCGGTGTTGTGCTTGACCCATCAACTTTTGAACCAGTTGTTTCTTTCATGACTAGATATGGTTATGTAGAGTTAAACAACACAGCATCATCACTTGGTAATGCTGGGGACTACGTTGGTGAAGTTACTATGTCAAACATTTCGTTTGCATAATCAACAGTAAACACTTACATATTAAAGGGGGCTTCGGCCCCCTTTTTTATTGACTTTTTGTTCAGGACTTGACTTTTATACCAAAATGTTGTATAATTATTGAGGAAACACTAACAAGGACTACAATGAAAAGTATTGCAATATTAATATTAACTTTCTTCACAGTGTCGGCTTGTTCTATTAAAGAACCAAGAGTATCATTTGGAAAAAAATGTTCAATGACTGATGACAACATCACTTATTCGTATGTTTGGATCTATGATAAAAACACTGGTCTGCCAGCAGACGAAGAACAGTGTGCGGCACTTCCTAAAAAAGAAGAGAAGTAATCAGATGGACTTAATCCAGCCATTGTTTGTCAACGAAAAAGGCAGAACAGAAACGGCTGGATTAGGCGTCCACAATAGTAGTTTTTCCGAAATCTTAATTAACGATCAGATACAACAAGATGTAGACAAAGGTGTTGACAGTTTCTTGTTGTTTATCACACCACAATATAAAACTTGGACTCCTGATTGGAGTTTTAATCAAAGAATTGTAAATCAAATAAAAACAAAATTTCCTAAAATACAATTAATTGTAGATGTATGTTTGTGTTCTACTTTGCCAGATGGACATTGTAGAGTGATGGATAAACCAGACACTAGTGAAGCATTGTTGATTGATTTGGGTAAGAAATTAGAATCAGCAGGTGCAGACATATTGGCTCCATCAGACATGGGAGATAATACAGTGCAAAATTTAAAAGCAGAAACCAACTGTGAAGTGATGGCATATGTGAAATATCGAAGTGTGTTTTACAGTTCATTCAGAGATCTTGCAGACAGTACCCCAACCACTGAAAGAACATATCAATTGCCTATCAACGGTGATTCAGGAATGACTGCCACAGCAAATAAATTTAAAACACAAAAAGCAGATTATATCCTACTTAAACCAGCACAACACAGTTTGAATGAATTAAGCATGATATCCATCAGCACATATAATCCAGTAGGATTGTATCAAGTGAGTGATGAATACAAAGGATTGCCCACGATAGAGCATCAAATAGAAATTGCTAAAGTGTATCGCAAAGCAGGTGCTAAATTTTTAGTAACATACGGAGCAAGAGACATAATTGGTAAAATTTAATATGGAACACGAAAAAATATTATTAGAATTTCGAGAATATATGGATAGAATACAAGTATGGAAAAACAATCATGGAATATTCATCAACGATATTAAAAAATTAGAAAACACAATGAACAAAATGTATGATGAATACACCACTATTTTAATAGATTACCGTAGAACTAAAAAAGATAGATACCTAGAAGAAGCCAATTCTGTGCTAATAGAAGCCATAAACCTAGCAAAAAAGTTCTCAAAAGTTGAACTGATAGCATCACTCAGCAAACGATAAATACCTTTAGTTCAAACGTACTTTGACCTATGTCAAAGACTTATGCAGTAATAAACCCACTGCGTACCGGATAGAACCCGGATAGGACTACTTTATAGGAGAAAAAAAATGGGAAGACCACTTAACAAAAGACTGTTCACAACAGCGGCTGGCGGTGCAACTGCCGGTGCAAATGAAATAAAAGTAAACTTTCACAATGGTGGAGCAGTTGTAGAAGGTACTATTGTCAGACAAAAAGGATCTAAAAAATTCGTAGTTGCTGAAACTGGTGCCACAGATACTGAATTTACGTGTGTATTAAAGACTGGTGTATTACCAGCGGCTTTAAGTGCAGGCGAAATGTCAATATCAGTACAAGGTTCTGATGCAGAAACTTACGGTGTAAGTAAAATTTCAGGACGTACTCTAACACTTGCTAAACCAAGTGCCACAGGTACAAATGCTCTAGACGGCTTGAAACAAGCATGGGGATTTGCCGCGGCGGCGACTGGTTCAGTTAAAGTTGAAGAAGCAGGTGATGACGACGTTGCTAACGCAGATGACGACGACTTCACAGCAGACGCATAATATAAAATACAGTTTAGGGAGTGGCAACACTCCCTAAATTATAAAAAACTATGGCAAAAACAGTTTATTTAGAAAAAGGTGATTACAAAATTAAAGTAGCAGATGCCTCGAATAAAATCGAGTTAGATGCCACAGAAACTTTAGTAAAAGGTAATTTAACAATAGAAGGAACAACTACAACAGTTGAGTCTACTGTTACCACTATCACAGACAATATTATTACTTTGAATTCTGGAGAAACAAGTCCAGGAATAAATGCAGTTAAAAATTACCAAGCAGGAATAGAGATTGATAGAGGAACACTTAATGATGTGGCAATAATTTATGATGAATCTATTGCATGGAACAATCCAAGCACACAAACAGTTTCACAAGGACCAAACTTACAAGGACCTGGTTATGGTTCATACAAAGTTTCTTCATCAGACGGCAACGACATTTTAGCATTAAGAGTTGCCAACATCAACAACAACAATGCAATATATTTTGAGCCAGGCGGAACTGGTACTTTAAGATTAGGAGCCAGTATTGCTCCAGCAAACTACATCAGCAGAATGAGTGATGACAATGATATTCCAAATAAAAAATATGTGGATGATGAAATCAATGCTGTTGTAATCGGTGCGGCTTTTCCAAGAATAGTTCAAGGTGATACAGAAGTAAAAATCACAGACAACAGTACATCTGGTCAAACATCAAAAATAGAAGTTACTATTGATGGAACATTATTAGGATTATGGGAGCCAAATAGATTTGAATTGTATCAACAAACAACAGATATTGGTAGTATTAGAATTGAAGGTGATACCATCAGCAGTCTTAATTCAAACCAAGATTTAGAATTGGTAGCACCAGGAACAGGGTCTGTAAGGGCAAATGATTCCTTCGTGATCGGCAATAGACCAAGTGTGCAAGATTCTGCTGTAGACCCGTTATATGACGCCAACGGCGTTAAATTGTATGCAAAAACACCATCTGGAGGAGATACAGGATTATATTTTGTAAATACAAATGACATAAGAGGAGAAGTGATCAGCAAGAATAGAGCACTACTTTTTGGATTAATTTTTTAAAGGAGAAACAATGGCAATAACAAACGCAAACGTAAATGGAACACAAGATGTTCTTACAGTACCTGCAGGTAAAAGTTATGCTGTTACATCTATATTGATCACAAATGTTGGTCCAGAAGATGCTACAGGTGGAGAAGATAGTAATTTCACTTTGTATGCAGTGACTGGAGCCTACATTGCAAACCAATCTATGATAGTTAACAATGCATTATTACCGGGAGCAGAAACATTCACACTAGATTCAGAAAAAATAGTGTTGGGTGCTGGAGACGTTATCAAAGTTGCTCAGTCAGGTAATAACAATCTTTCAGTTGTAGTAAGTTACTTGGAGGTGTAATGAGATATTTAAAACGTCAATCAACTAATAAAAGATTATTAAACGGTAAAGGTTTAATATACACTCAGTACGAAACAATTGAAGCACAATCAACAGGTGCATTTTTAGTTCCAAAAGGAACTCAAGTACAACGTCCCACTTCACCCATTGAAGGACAATTGAGATTCAACACAACATTAAGACAACTTGAAGTGTATGAGTCATTAGGCGGTGGCGCTCCAGTATGGAAACAATTTAGATTATCAGAACCACAAAACATTGTAGTACAAAATTTAAGTAATGGTGATGACACAGAAGTAAACTTTGGAATTCTAAATGATGGATTTGGATCAGGATTGGGTTATCCAACTGCGTCAGAAAATGTTTTAGTAATGGTGGAAAACGTTTTACAAATTCCAAACACTAACTACACATTAACACAAAATCCATGTGATGTAAACAGTAATATAGTAAGTGCTGTGGCAAATTACAATTCAACAGGCGTTGGTGCTTATGTTAGTTCAAATGCCGCATTGATTGATTGGCAATCCAAAGGATATCATGTTGGACAAACAGTTGTTGTAACAGGATCTGCCACTAATAACGGAACAAAAACAGTAACAGCAGTAACACCTACTCATTTAAGTGTAAACACTTTGTTGAATACTGAAGCAAACCTTGGTGGTGGAAACACATTTAACATGGACGGAAAAAGTTCTGTAACAGGATTATCTTACCCATCAGGACAATATATTACATTTGGAACAGCAGTTCCAACAGGTAAACCAGTCACTGTTTTACACAACTTTGACAAATAATTCCTTTACCAAATTTCAATAAATACTAAAAAAGGAGTGCTATGGCAGTAACCAATGTAGGTAGAATATCAGGACCATTATTAAAAGAAAATCTTACAAGAACGTCGGATTTGGCTTTTGAAACGGATCTTTTATTCATCGGACACACCAACGGTAGAATAGGTGTCAAGAACTCCGCTCCCACAAGAGATTTTCAAGTAACAGGCAATGCTATCTACAGAGGCGATTTAATTGCCACAAACTCCGCATCAATTGGAAACATTGATATAGACGGTCCAACAAACACATTTTCAACATTGACTGGACCTATCAACATGAATGCCACTACTAAATTTCAAATGACTGAATTACGCACAGGTAATTTAGCATTTACTAACAGTGGAATAAGAGCATACAATGGTGAGGATATCATATTTCAACCAGGACCTGGTACAGGTAAAATGATTATTCCATCAGACCTAAACACAACAGGAAATATTCATGCTACAGGAGATATTTCTTTTGATGGAAATATTTTTATAGGTGGTGATGGTCCAGAAGATACTTTAAGTTTTAAAGGTGACATTGAATCAGATTTAATTCCTGACGTAACTGGAACTTATGATATAGGTTCTAATGGTCAGCGTTGGGGAGATATGCACGTACAAACCATGACAGGTTTGAATGATATCACAATCGATAACACAATTTCTTTATCAGGTGTTGCTGTTAACTTAGGTATTGAAAATAAATGGTATGTGAGTACCAACGGTACTGATTTATTAGCAGGTAATCACCCTAACTTTGCGTTTGGAACAATACGTCATGCATTGGCATACATTGAAGAAAGCACAGCAGGTCCACATGAACTACACATTTTACCTGGCACATACACAGAACAATTTCCATTAGAAGTACCAGCAAACGTAACTGTAAAAGGTACCGGCATAAGATCAGTTACAATTAAACCAGATGTGCCTAATAGATATCAAGATGCATTTTTAATGAACGATGCGTCTTCCGTTTCTGATTTAAGTATTGTAGATTTTCATTATGATGCAAACACTGATCGTGGTTACGGTTTTAGATTTTCTGACAACGCCGGTATTGTTACAAAATCACCATACATACAAAATGTTTCAGTGGTAACACAAGGAGACACACGAACAGCAACTGACCCAAGAGGATTTGATTCAGGAGATGCAGGTAGAGGTGCATTGGTAGATAGCAATGTTTTAGATACAGCATCACCAAGAACATCAATGTTATTCAATATGGTTACATTTATTACTCCGGGTGCAGATGCAGTAACAGTTAAAAACGGATCAAGAATTGAGTTTATCAATTGCTTTACTTACTTTGCAAATAGAGGTTTGTATCTACAACACACATTAAATCAATACACGCCAACAGCAGGAAGTTATAATCCTGCAACTGGTGTAATGACTTTAACTATTGGCAACCACTCAATAAGAGTTAACGAAACAATTACTATTGCAGACAACAGTTTAACTTTCACGTGTGCTATGGATGGTCATGCAACAGATCACACTTACCCAAGACCATCAGATCCTTATTCAGTTAAAAAGATTACAATCACAGAAACAACTGCTACATCTATTACTTGTAACGTTGGTATATCAAGCAACGTAACAGCACACCTATTTAAAAGTGCAACTGCAAATGCTGTAACAGAAGGCACAATGAACGAAGCAAGAGTAATTGCAAGTGCAACAATATATGGTAATCAAGGTGTTGTAGCAGATGGAAACGGAAGTTTAGCATATCTAATCAGTCATAATTTTGCTTATGTTGGTTCAGGAAAAAATGTAGAAAATGATGTGGACACTATTGATCAAACTAATGAAGTTGTGACAACAAATAATGCAAGAGTTCATTTTGTAAGTCAAGACCAAGGCGGAGATTTTAGAGTTGGCGATAATTTTATTGTAGATTTAGGAAAAGGTACAACGTCGATAGCAGTGAATGATGGTGAATTAGGTGCGTCAACATTAACAGTTGGTGTACAAGGTAAAGAAACTCTTGTTGATGCTACAAAAATAGATGTACCAAATTTTAGAATTTCAAACAACACAATCCAAACATTAAACAACAGTCTTTCAATAGGTGCTGTTGGATCATCCAATGCTGTAAATTTAACTGCAAATGTTTTGATGCCTAAAGTTGATATCACAGGTAATGCCACAATAGGTGGATCAGGATTAAATTTTGGAAATGATGCTGGAGACACTGTAAATTTTGCAATGGATTTTGAACAAGATTTATTACCAAGTCAAGATACTCAAAGCAATATAGGTAGTGCAACAAAAAATTGGAAAGAAACAAATTCATCAAGAATAACTTTAGATAATATTGATATTCACAATAACACTATTCAAACCACAGACACAAATTCACAATTAGAATTAAGAGCAACCGGTACAGGTAAAGTTAATTTAGGCACTGTTGGATTCAAAACAAATATATCATCTGCATCAGGAGATGTTGCATTTAGTGGAGGAACAACTAACACAATAATCAACTCCACAAGTCATCTATCTCTACCATCAGGAACCACAGCACAAAATCCTAATCAAGGAAATGCTGTAAGGTTTGATTCAAGTATAAATGAATTTGAATTATTTTCAACAGGTAAAATAGCACTGAATGGAATAAAAGATGGTGACCGAGACACTAATATTGATTTAAGCAGTAACAAATTTACTTTTTACACAGCCAATGGATATGCTGGTGAAATAGACGGTGCAGGTAACTTAATTGTACCTAAGTTTGCTAGTCAAGATCAGATTTCAATTAATGGCAACACAATAGGTGTGGGTAGTGCCTCAAATCCACAAGCAGGTTTCACAGCAAACGGAACGGGGAAAGTGGTGCTAGACACTGCTAATCTTGAAGTTTCTGGGGCAACTATTGAGAACAAAGTCGTCAACCAAGATATCACATTCACAGGAACAGGTTTAAAACAAAACAGAACAGTACAATTTGAGTCAACCAACGGATATATAGGACCATTTGGAACAACTGTACAACGTGATGCTATCACTCCTAGACTAGGAGCAGTATGGTGGAACTCAGACAGTGGTCTTTTAGAAGTATATGCTGGAGCAGTGGATGGTTGGGTTTCTTCTATTGGTGTGCAATCTGTAACAGTTACAGACGAAATTGCGGAAGATCTCAATGTGGTTTACAACCTCATATTAAACTAGTATAAATTAACCTTGTACAATATAATACCAAAAGACCGATAAATAATACTAATGCAGAATCCGACCAGATTCAGCAGGACAAACCGTGGTACAACCGACGAAGAACTTATGAATAATGTAAGGTGAAAATCAGGTTGGTGGGACAAGATCCCCGTGCTATAAAGGAGCAAAAACAATGGCTGTAGGTCGAATATCAGGTCAGCTCTTGAAGTCCAATCTTCTGCGTAATGGAGCAGATTTGGCTTTTGAGACGAACTTGTTATACATTGATGTTAATAACAACAGGATTGGTGTTAAGACCAGCACTCCTCAATACCCGCTAGATATAAACGGAACAGCACGTACAACAAATGCAGAAGTTACTGGACAAGTAGATGTAGGAAATATCACAGTAACTGGCAACACGATTTCAACAACATCATCTCAACTTAACTTTTCAGCAATAGACGGTATTGTATACAATAACGAAATTCATGTAGATGATCTTATAATCACTAACAATAAAATTGAAGCAACTGATACCAATCAAAACTTTGAGATTGTAACTAGCGGTACAGGTAAAGTAGATATTATAGGTAACACAGAAGTACAAGGAAATATCCACGCAACAGGAAATATTAGAGCAGACGGTAACATCACTATTGGTGATAATGATACAGATTCTATAACAATTAATGCTGATATTACATCAAACATCATACCTGATGCTTCAGACACATACAGTTTAGGAACTGCGGCAAAACGTTGGAATCAAGCATATGCCAACAATTTAACAGTGGACAACCTAGCACTATCAGGAAACATCACTGTACAAGGACTAAACTTAACAGCACGTCCAGGTAAAGTAATATACGTGGCAACCAACGGTGATGACTCTAAATCAGGAACTCACCAAAATGATCCATATGCTTCAATTGAACAAGCATTATCAGTGGCTATTGCTGGAGACCATGTTTACATTTATCCAGGCACATACACAGAAGATTTTCCATTAACTATTCCAACAGGAGTTAGTATAAGAGGTGATGGAATTAGAGCAGTAAAAATTCAACCAAGCAATGCAACAAACAGCAATGATGCTTTTATATTAAATGGTGAAACAACTGTTGAAGATTTAACTATTACAGGTTTTTACTATAACAATTCTGCAAACACAGGACACGCATTTAGATTTAATCCAACAGGTGCAGATGATTCAACAGGATTTCAAGTTACATCTAG